TCATTGAGTATCGCAAACGCTGACGGGGGGATGCCGCCCGATTCGCTGAACGTAGAGAATGAGATGGTTTCGCCTGCAAGCGTCTTGCTCTGTACGCCCTTGTTCTCGATTTCATTCATGCGTTGCGTTGCAATAATCAAGATGGCTTCCTGAATATCGGCGGGTATGGTTTCATAGCCCGCGCGGTACGATACTTCGACGTTTCGGATTCCCTGTGCAAAACAGGCATGGCGTATCAGCAGCCAATTATCAAAATCCCAGTCGTTCGCCATGCGCCCATTGATTTTTACAGACGACACGGATAGGACGGGGTATTGATTCAGGACGATGCGGTTTTTGCCGTTGCCGTTGTAACGCTCGACGTAATCCGCCGCTTCGAGTTTGCGCCCGATGTAGGCTTCAACAGCAGCCGATACCCCGTTAAGCAGGGTTTGGAAATATCCGTCCTGCTTATCGTGGGTAACGCCCAGTCGCTGTTTGAATAAATCAAGAGAGACAAGGGCGGTCATCGTTATTCAGCCTGTTCAGTTTCGGCGGCTTGCTCGGCTTCAGCCTGTTCAGTTTCGGCAGGTTCTACCGCTTCAACAGTTTCAGCCTGTTCGGCTGGCTGTTCTGCCGGCTGCTCGGTCTTGGCTTTGCGTCCGCGCTTGGCTTTTTCAGGCTCTTCAGCAGGCTCAGAGGCGACGTTACCGAAGCCGAACTGGTACAAGAATTGCGCGGCTTCAGCGGGGACTTCCACGATGCGGTCTTCGCCCACTGTGTAGCTTTGGCTACCAAAGGAAACATCGGTAAAGCCTTCGGGGGCTTGTAATTTAACCATTTCTGTCATTTTGATTCTCCAAAAAGAAAGGCCGCCTGAATTTCAGACGACCTTGTTAGGGTTAGGCGGCGTTGGTAATCATACCAAACGCAGGCATGAACATACCTTGCAACACTTCGTCAGCGTAAACGCCATATTCATACATACGGGTACGCAGCGGCCATTCAATTTGATAATACTCTTGGCGCGTGCGCACTTGCAGCAGATTACCGATGCCTTGCACATAGGCAGGAAGACGGGTCGAGTAGAACAGGTAAGTACCGGCTGGTAAGTTCGGGTGAACCACGATGTTAAGTTCATCGCCTGTGATTTTGTTCAGATACGATCCGACCACCACACCCGCGCGAATATTCGCCGCGTTGTCGATGTCAACTTTCAGCTTAATCAGCGGCGCACCACCGTTGCCGATAATCAGCTTGGTCAACGCAGCCAAATCGCGGGCGTTGACGTAGATGGTATCGGGGGACAGGCGGTATTTTGAGAAGAAATGCGCGAACGCTTCTTCAAATTCATACACGCCGCCCGCGCCGTCTGAAGTCAAGCCGTTGCCTTTGTTGTCCGACCAGAACGCGCCTGAATCAGGCAGGGCGATTTGGGTCAGCAAGCCGTCAAACTCCAGCACTGAAGTCGAATTGTCTTCAGACGGCAAAGAAGCAGCGGTTTGAGTACCCTCGGCATCTGCCAAAATTTCCACTTTGGCGGAAGTGGTAATCGCGCCCAGTTTTTCAGAGCCAGCCGCACCCCAGTACCAAGCGTAGGCAACCGCGCCGCGAACAGCGGGAATCATGGCGGTTACTTTTTTACCTGCACCAACACCGGAAACGGAAGCAGCCGCAGATTTTTGGGCAGAGCCGCCGCCGAAAGTATCGGTAGTACCGTCAGCGTTTTGGCGCGTGATTTTGGCAGGAACTTGGGCAGTCTTGATGTTCAGGCTTTGACCGATTGCGCCGTTATTTGCGCCTGCTACGTCCCAATATGCCTGCAAACCCAAAGCCACACAGACGATGGACAGGGTGGACGCGCTGATTTTGCCCAGAGTGTCGTTAGATGCGACAGCGGTCGGGGTAGGGGTAACGCCTGCTTTCAGGCTGGTGTTACCGCCCAGTAAAATCATTTCTTCGGCAACCATAGTCGCTTGCAGAGTTTGGGCAACCGCCAACGCTTTCACGTCCTCGAAACCGCGTGCCGCGTAATCCGCTTCAAAGGTTACTTGGTTTTCCAAGCCGATGGCGCGGAATTGCGCGTTTCGTTCAACGATTTCATGGTTGATAACGCCGCCGCGTTTACCCTCACTGATACCCGCGCGTTGATTGCCGACGTTGATATTAGTAATGGCTTTCCAGTTCGAGCCGATGGTGCGGCCGCCGCCCACGCGGGGGATACGGTTACGCAACGGGGTCAATACCGGATAGAGTTTTTGAGACGGCGCGGAAAGGTCATAGGTTTGCAGACCGCTTGTAAAGCTGGTCGGCTGTGTAAAACCTTTGTTCAGCGGTTCGCCGTTTGCCTGTGCTGACTTCATCAGCTCAATTGTTTCTTGTGTGAGTTGGTTCACGTTCATTTATAAAGCTCCCAAAAATAAAAAACCGCCTGTAAGCGGTGTTACAGACGGCCTGCGTGTGCTGCCTTGACGAGTGTTGCCACATCATCAAGCGAACCGTCATTCTTTACAATCGGCTGAAAACCTTTTAATGGGTCTTCGCCGTTATCTTCTGCTTTGCCGATGGCTTTGGTGCTGCCTTTCGGCGGGGCTGCCTGTTTCTTCAGGCTTTCGATTTCCGCCTGCGCTTTGGCAAGGGCGTCATTCGATTTTTTCAGCGCGTCTTGTGCTTTTGCCAGTTCGTCCACTGATTCGGCTTTGGCAAGGTCGTCTGATTTGTCGGCTTTAGCTGCTAAACCATCGACCAGCTTGTCGGCTTCGCTTGCTGCCAACGCTTTCAGCGATTCGGCTAGGCTGCCCGCTGATTCTTTGATTTGCGCGATAACGGTTTCATCGATGTTGTCGTAGGCTGCGTCCTCAATCAGCCATTTCAGCGACATCAGCACATCAGCCAGTGATTTGACTTGCCACATTGATTTAGCGACCGGCTCGTCTTTCGGTTTTTCGGCTTTAGCCAAGACCGCTTTCAAGATGGCGATTTCAGATTCGGACAATTCGACGCTTGCCGATTTTTCGGCTTCGTCCTTTTTGCTGTCGTCCTTATCGTCTTTATCTTCGGCTTTAGGCTCTTTATCGCCGTCTTTAGGATTTTCATCTTCCTCTTCGGTTGATTTGTCAGACGGCTTGTCGTCTTTATCCGTCGCCTCTTCCTCGTCTTTGGGCTTGTCCGCCTTAAAGCAGGTAAACACCGCGTCGGGATTGGCAGGACGGTCAACAAGGCTGATTTCTGTCAGCTTCAAGCCCGTGATTTGTGACTTATTCAATTCATCGCGGGCGGTAACGCTGCCACCGATTGAAAAGCCTTTGTAAACGCCTGTTTTGACTTTCGTAACCGCAACAGGGTCAACGATATGCGCGCCGAAGAATGTGCGCCCGTCGTCTTCTACGTTGATTTCAATAGCCGTTCCCGCTGCGTTTTGACCGTGCATTTCACGCACCGCGCCAAACTTCATATAGTCGGGAATAGCCGCTTTCATTGCTTCCGCCGCGATGATTTCGCCGTCTGAATCGACCGCCTCACTTGAGGCATAACCCCAAACTTTGACGGTACCGTCGTCCTGCGCTTCCATCTTGGCGATTTCTGCGTATAACTTTGCCATTCGTTACTCCAAAAAAAAGCCGCCCCCGTAAAGAGAGCGGCAAACCCCAACACTACCACCAGTAAAATTAAACTTTCGGCATATCTTCTGCCAAAACAGGGACGACCGTGCATCTGCAATTAGGGTGCGCGGGCGGCGTCATACCACCATGCGTAAAATGTTCATGCAGACCAATCACACCCATCTTGCCGTTTGTATTGCAAATCGCAGACACCTTGTCGTCTTCGGCGGTTATCCACCGTTTTCCGGCAACAAGCCCCGTTTCTTCCCAGCCTATCAGGTTGCCCATGCCGTCAGCCATTGCCGTCTCTGTTCGGGCAATGGTCCGGGCGCGGGTATTGCTAAAGGCGTGGGATTCTTTCAGACGACCCGCTAACTCCTGCACGCTGTCGCCGTTTTGCATGGCTTCGACCACTTGGGCGCGTATCATATCGCGCGTTCCCTCTGTGATCTGCCATTCGGCGGCAGGATTTTGGATAAGCTCGCCACCCACCCACTTCATGCCGACCATTTCGGCGGCACGGTCATGCGCCCACTTGACGGCACGGCTGCGAATATTCGTAACCATACCGACAGCAGGGTCAGGCATTACCTGCAACAAGGCGGCAACCGCCCCATCTTCAGCCGCCCGCCTGATAATCGGCTCGACCACATCAGACAAGCCGTCCCACTCGCCAAAGTCCAACCCATCGGTAACGATTTTCGCTACCCGATTAAGTTCAGCGGTCAGGTCTTCAGCCTGCCAGTCAACAGCCGCCACATCAATCAGCGCGGTTATCTGTTCAGCTAAGCCGTCAACGCGCGTCAGCAAATAAGCCTCAATAAGCGCGGCGGCTTCGTCTTCGCTCATCGGGCTTTCCGACTTTCCCAGCTTTTCAGCCTCTTGGCTCGGTTGCTCTTCAGACTGCTGGTCGTCTTGCTTGTTTGGCTGTTCCTGCTCCGGCAATGGCTCCTTACCTAGCTCAGCGCGGATTTCGTCAGCGGTCAGAATGCCTGCGTTTTTGTAGATGGCATAGATTTCTGCCTGTTCTTTCGGATTGAGCGATTCTTCCTCTTTCCAAACAAACTCATAAGCCGCCATATCCATGTAACGGGCAAGCACGTCATCAATCAGGGCTTTAACCCAGTTTTTCAGGCTGCTCATGCCGTCGGATAACGACTGTTCGCGGCTCGTCTCTGCTACGCTTCGGTTTACCTGCGCCACAAACGGTGTAGGCTCGACACTAAACGCAAAGCAGACGACGCGCGCCAACCATTCGTCGTAAACGTCTTTCAACGGCGGCTGCTTTGTCTCTTTAAAGTTTCGGGATAATTCGCCCGGCACGAAACGCATTTTGCGCCGTTCCGCCGT